GTCTGAACTATTAAAGAAGATTTCTGAGCAGCTTAAGGCCGAGGGCGTTAAAATGGGCGTTAGCGCAATTAGGAATGTTTTGGGCAGGTTTAATGAGAATTTAGGAATTAGATACTTTTTTGACAACAAAGGTGTGGTTATTCCCGAGAAGAAGAGCGCATATGAAAAACTCTTACCTCTACTTGTAATGAGCTTTAATCAATTATTTAGGACAGGTGTGAAGTCCTTTGTTTTTACGTCGCTTTATAATGGAGATCTTAGCGTTGAGCCCTATCAGGATAAGTCCCAGTCCCAAAATGAGATGGTTTTAAGGGAATTATATGACGCCTTTGGCTTGGAGTTTATGGATAATGAAAGCTTCGCTGAGCTGTCTAAAAGGATTTTTTCCGAGGTGCTTTTGGGTGGGTTTGAAGATGTGAAACTTAAGCCCGGCGCAGGTGGCTATGTAGGTCTTCCGTCTGCTACTGATAAGTCACGAAGAGCTGAATATGAAGCCGAATTTGGTGCGGAGAATGTCCCCACAAAACAAAGTGAATACACCAAGCTTGAAGAGGAAAATCCAGAGATAATACTTAGAAATGCCAAGAAAATCAATGTCAGACTAAAGGAGTTTGAGGATGATGTCTCCCGTCTACTCAGGACGTTTACAAAGGATGCTGCCGATGGATACATTAAGCAGACTGAGGACGTTGTTGAGACATTTGAGGGAAATGAAATGGCCAGAGAAGTTCTTGAAACCGTGGGGCAGGCATTTAAAAAGCACCAAAAACACGCTGAGAAATTGAAGAAATAGTTTTGGTATTTTACCTCTACTAAATATACACGGTTATTTAATCTTCTTCCTATTTAATATAGGGCCTTAAGTCCCCCGACGGGAGGGATCTGTGAGGAGAGTTGTAAGTTTAGTTGTTTGTCTCTTGGTTGTTGTCTTTGCTGGAAGCTGCTCAGACTATACTATCTCATCCACAGCACCCGATCCCGTGGTGGTAATTCAGCAGGACGATCCGGACGGTACTGTCTGGGTGGATTCATTTCTCCAGCCTAGCCTAGTCAATGGTGTAGATGTCCTCTGGGTCATTGACACATCTGGCTCCATGGTAACTCATCAGGAGAGGTTGCTTGCGGGCATTGAGGCCATGATGAATGCTCTGCCACCAGCAGGTTGGCGACTTAATATCGTATCGGCATCGCCACCACAGGTCCTTAACGACCAGCAGTTTCCACTGGTTCCAGGCGACACAGTTGTCCAGGCGACTACAATGTATCAAAGTGTAACGACAGGTCATTATGAGGCAGGGCTTGAGGCAGCGATGAACTACATGGATTCTAACACATATGCCCACACGTGGATGAGGCCTGACGCTGCCCTCCTGGTGGTATTCGTCTCCGACGAGGAGGACCAGAGCAACATTACAGTCAGTAATTTCACCACATGGTATGCATTCCAGAGGCCTCACGTATTTCTTGCGTCAATAGTCAACTTGCCTCCTGCCGAGTCCCTCTGTAATAGCAATAACTACAATAATGGCGACAGGTACATAGAGGCTACCAATAATTTTAATGGGACCGTTGTCGACATATGTTCTGATGACTGGTCTCCTGGTGTGATAGATGCCAGCGTCCAGATCCAACCACATGAGTACTGGGACCTGAGTTACGTTCCACATGCCGATACAGTCAGGGTATTTTTTGATAGAATATTGACTGAGGTTGGCTGGAGTTATGATGTCTCCTTGAATCGTGTTGTCTTTGATGCACCCCCACCTCCGGGGGTTCTGGTCGAGATAGGCTATATATTAGATGAGGACGCCGGCGACGACGATTCCGCAGGAGAGTAAAAAATGAAACTGGATGAAGCATTTAAGATCAGGCGGCCTCGAAGCCTAAGCAAGGACTCCGAGTTTGGAGGTGGTAAAAACCAGTATGTTCCTACGCTGATCCGCGAGTATGCCCAGGATGAGGCTAGCGAGCCAGAGGATACTGGAACAGAGCCTAATGTCTGGAGGGATGATGCCGAGTCGGGAAGGCTTATCTGTGACTTTGAGTTTGATGCCCCGCAGCAGCTCACAAGGTTTGTTATCGAGGTGTTAGATTTCCAGGAGGACGCTCAACATCACGGAGTCATAACCATAGAGCCGCTGACAGTCCATATTGAGGTCTGGACACACACTTTAAATGATGTGACAGAGATCGACCATGAGTATGCTAATGAGCTGACTGATATCTATAACGATATTATGGAGGTGATGAGTGTCGACGGGTGACATCAAGGTCCCAACGGAGTCATTTTTCGTCAGCGAGTCCATCGCCGGTGATATTGATATGGACCAGTTTGCCGATCCGACAGATTCAACCCCACAACAGCTGGCGGCTGCAACACTATCCGCAACTATTAATTTTGAGGACTCCGCGCTGGAGACACCCATAGCATCATGTACATTTAAGGGTGGCAGCGAGTTTGAAATAACGGCATGCATCGACGCCAACTTTGATATAGTCAGGCTGCTGGATGAGCAGGTCCAGTCAGTGGTAATTCATTTTCCATCTGGAAAAATACACGTTGTCCCTACTGCTGACATGGCAGCTACAGTAGCTATTCAGGCGACTGAGGGCTCATATTTTATTGTGGCAATTAATTTCGAAAAGAAGAACCTACTTATAAAAGGTTAAAAGGAGCTAAATCATGAGAGACGATTACGTTAGTGAAGAGGCAAAGCAGGCGGAAGACCTGTCATGGGATAAGTTTATGGACGATATCGTCAAGCGCGAGGACATCGCCGATGCCCACCGCCGCGAGTACGCCCGCACCCACGGTGCCCATCCCGCCAGAGAGCTTAATCGCAGGACCCGAGAGTTTCCTGCTAATAGAACATTTTACAACCGGAAGAAGTAATGTCAAATAAGGTTCAGCGGTTAATTGAGAGACTAGTCTCCGAGGCTATGTCAAGTGCCCAGGAGTCAACTGGGACTCGCATCCAAAAAGAGGTGCAGTTGGCACAGGAGATTGCCGCCGCCCTAGATGAGCAGGATGAAGTCGAAGTCGAAGTCGAGGAGGAGCCTGAAGCGGAGGTTGAAGCGGAGGTCACAGTTGATGATGAGACCACGCCTGAGCCCGATACTGAAGCTGAGGTGGACGTTGAAGTGGAGGAAGAGGTAGTCGAGGAGCCTCCCGAGGAGGAGGCACCTAAGGTGAAGAGGAAGATGTCATCGCCAAAGATAGCCGTCGGCACCACATACAAGGACTTTAAGCACAACTTTAATGCTATTCGATCAGCCAAGGCAATAAGCAAGACAGTTAATGGCGAGGTGATGATTACTAAGACAGGCACACGGCTTAGGGATTATTTTGAGGCAATGACAGGCGCCGAGAAAAAAGCCTTGCAGGAGTTCATGGTAGGCTTAGCTCAAGTCTTATTGGTAGGAACGCAGCCTGATGATGCCGTGGCACCAGATATTAAGAGCGCTACATCGAAATCTCCACCAGCAGAGATCGAACAGGAAGTAGATGTCGAGATAGGTACACCAACACCTGTCAGGGTTGTCGGCTCCAAGCTAGAGTCGCTGTTGCGCCTACGCCGAAAAAATATGCGTTAGTCCTATAAAGCTGGCTTATATTGCGTATAATACTATATGGACACAATCAATATTCCTCTTGGTAAGGGCGGCGAGCTCGAGGTTAGTATAACTGATGAGTTTCTGTCAACAGTCAGGTCAGCGATGTCAGTCCCACCTGAGGCTGAGGTGTCGAACACTGACATTGTTAACTTTATTCACACGGCGTTTAAGGTTGCCATTGACAAGGAGTCAATGGGGGACCTATTTAGGAAACAGACTGGTTGACCTCTGTCAATTTCCAAATCGTTCCCTAATGCTTTCCCGCTCCAGTCGCTGACACAGTGGCCTATCACGCCTACTCTTACATGCCGCTTCTAGGACTGCATCCAGGTCAATTTGACTGGCGGCGGATGCGTATATGATATCCTCCTGGGCCTGGGGCACAGCAAATACCTCGACGTCGACGCCCCATAGGATGCCAACAAGCCTGCCCCACTTATTAAACAGGCATGATCCTGACGAGCCGAACCAGCCGTAGGTGTGTACCAGCATTGCTTTTCTATCTCGCGAGTTTACAGTTTCAAATCCAGCTATATTTCCCTGGAATGTCAGCAGGTCGTGGCCACTCGGAAAGCCTGTGTAGATTAGGGTTGAGTTGACTTCAGGCTCCTCCTGCAGGATATTGAGTGGAATGGCAGTTCGTGAATTTAATATTGCATTAGGCTGTAGGACTGCAATGTCATACTGCTGATTACTGTATATTAGCTTGGCTTCGACCGATTCGTTGTCACGCCCAACAATAACTATTTTATTGGGGTCGATCTCATCCACTACGTGATATGCCGTAATAATGAGATGAAATCCACGATATGAGAAGTATGATCCGGAGCCGTGCCCTGATCGACTTCTGCTGGTGACTTTGACTGCTGCATTTCTAACTCTTCTTTCAATTATTGATTGGGGTGAGATAGTAATGTTTTCAATGCCGCTCTCTGAGAAGACTTCTTTGACCGCCGCCGCATTTTGGTCACCGACCGTTAAATTGGCTTGGCTTGAATTACAGCTTAACAAAGCCACAGAAAGTATTAAAATTACTGTATTAAAAAGTTTTTTAAAAAACATGAAATTTACCTCTTGAAGTTTCAATTTATAAATATGAAATGTTTTAGTTATACTCAAGAAAAGGAGCGATATTTTGAGTCAAGATAAGATTGTTTGTGAGCTTCTCGACAAGATCGAGACTATCGAGAATGAGATGACGATTCTTCGTGAGGACAGAAAAGATGTCCTTAGCGAGTACAAGGAAAAGCTTGATATGAAGGCATTTCGCGCTGCAATGCAGATTTACAAGATTAGGCGTAAGACGGATAATGATTATGTGGTCGACGAGATGCTGACTGCAATGGGAGATTCTAATGGATAATAAGAGTGACTGGGTTCCTGAGATTGCGTATGAGGAGGTTGAGGATGGTCTTACATCAAAGATTCCATTCATTCAAGTTCCTGATGATGAAGAGATGCCTAGGATGTTGTTTGTATTTGAGTCGAGGGACACCGGTGAAATTGAGCCGGGACCTGACGGCGAGGAACTTCCTGTGACGGAGCTCGATCTGCATCAGTACGCTAACATGGCGGTTCTCAAGGAGAAGCTTACGTTTGTTGAGTATGATAATATTAGGTTTGCTCTCGGTCTGGAGTCGTTTAAGACAGCGTCCATAAAGGGTCACGAGATAACTAGTAATATTCGCGTGAAGTTGGAAGAAAATCCCCTGACACTTGACGATACCTAGGCATGACGAATACTTATCTACACCATGTCGATTGAGTATTCAAAAAAACTGTTAGGAATCCTGGCTGGCGTAGCTGAGGCCGACGATAGGTTTGACCTGATAGAGCGTCGAGCTGAGAGCAAGTTTTATGAGGCTGACAGCCACCAGGATGAGGTGACAGCTCGTCGCCTAAAGCGAGCCAGGCATAAAGGGATGCGACAGGATCTCGACGAAGATCCAGCAATGGGTCAGCTTAGTCGCCGCCGAGTTCCAATGCATCAGGCATCAGCTGGCGTTAGAAAGCCACAGTCCTATCTGACAGAACCTGTATCAGACGATGATGAGATTGAGTATGGTTTTGGTATAGATTATGACCAGCTTGAGGCCGAACATCGTCGAGCCAAGAAGTTGGCCAACGTGACGGGTTATGGTCGAGGTGCACAGTCAGGGCGATTTCCTGGATATGGCGCGTCAATTGCCGGATACATTTCAGAGGACTCCGAGTAGAATTAATCTAAATTTGGAGAGATAATGAAATTACATCAATCAGTTGTTGAGGAACTAATCAAGGCTTATGAGATTTACGGTGGACACCGTGAGGATGTTAAGCTGCGACAGGTCCTTGCACAGTTAGATTTAGCTGTCTACGAGCAAAAGCATCCCCCGCATGATAAGCTTATCGTACTTACAAAAGACCTACAACGCTAATTACGTGTACTCTTTTGACTTATTTGATAAAATAAGATTATGGGAGATTAGTTCGTATGACAAAATATGAAGTAGGCCAGGTCCTGTTTATCCTTGCAGGTGCTAGTAAGGGCGTTGTGCCCGTGAGAATTTGTGAGGAGATTAAGCGTAAGTCGCTTGGTGGCACTACTGTCGATTATATGGTAAATTTCCCTGACAGGGACGAGCCTGTCAATCTAAAGGTGGCCAAGAATCAGGTCTTCATTAGCGAGGATGCTGTCAAGGCTCATATGATGAAGAATGCAGAGCAGGCCATTATTCGACTATTAAAGTCAGCTACGACGATCGCTAAGAAGAAGTTTGACTACTCTCCTGCTCGTCCTGTGATCGTAGCACCCCCTAAGAAGGAACCTACGCCCACGGTGCAGGAGCCAACGCTTGAGTCTATATTGGATGATGTGCCAGTTGACGATCCCCTCCAATTTGAGGAAGATTTGATCAGTGATCAGATTGAGAGCGCTGCTGTTACTGAGGTCGACGGAGTAGATTTGCAGTTAGAGGATGGTACCAGGGCCAGGATCCATCTACCTCCAGAGTTTCAGGACCTGATTGGGACTGGCACTTGAGGGTCCTCATTCTGGATGGCTATAATCTGATGTATCGTGCCTATCACGGGAATCGGTTTGGAGAGTTTCACACGATCTACAACTTTTTTCGGTCACTCAGGCCTATCGTGGAGAAATTTAAGCCAGATCGAGCCTATTTTGTCGTCGAGGGAGAGCCCGTAGGAAACGTTGAGCTTCTAGCAGGATACAAGTCAAATAGGTCTAAGGCGCCGAGTGTGTTTAGTGGGCACAAGCAGGTCTGCATGGATCTGCTGGCAGAGTCGTTTCCTATCGAGATTATTCGACATCCTAATTATGAGGCGGATGACGTTGTCGGAGGAATTGTCAGGCATTGGCATCCCTCAGATGACGTGACAATTATTTCCAGCGACACCGACTTTATCCAGCTTCTTAACGAGTTTGATACTGTCCAACTTTATAATCCAGTCAGCAAGAAGTTTATCGATGAGCCAGACTACGACTATGTTACATGGAAGGCGCTTCGAGGAGACTCGGCTGACGCCATTCCAGGAATTCCAGGCGTCGGTGATAAGACAGCGTTAAAGATGATCATGGATCCTGAGCTCATGGAATCCAAGCTCTCAGCCGACGATAATCGAAGTGTATTTGAGAGGAATTTGCAGTTGATCAGGTTTGATGGACTGGACAATGAGATGACGAGCCTAGAGGTGTCATCTCCCACATACAGCTGGGACAAGGTTCGAGACACATTTAGTCAGCTTGAGTTTAACTCAATTGTAAACGATAAGAGCTGGAAGAAATTCACAGAGACTTTTGATAATCTTTGGGCTCAGCAAAATTAACAGTATCGACTGAGTCGATATTATTTTGCATGAGAAATAATACTGGAAATTCACTGTCTACCAAGGACCTAGAGTCCCTTCGATCCCGAGGCCTGCTGGCACAAAACGAGACAGCAGTCGTTGAGGGTGATCTTATTGTTGCGATTGATGTAGTAACACAGGTTCGTCGTGTTATACACTCAGAGGGCCTGATGTTGGAGTGTAAGAGGACGTTACTGAGGGATTAGATGGAAGATTTTGGCATAAACAAGAAGATAAAGTTTAATACTGATGCACGTAAAGAGTTGCTGGATGGCGTTAATATGCTTGCTGACGCTGTCAAGATTACTCTCGGCCCTCGTGGCAGGAATGCGATTATTGAGCAGCCCGGACAGGCACCACTCGTCACCAAGGACGGCGTTACAGTTGCCAGCGCTATTAATATAAGAGAGAAATTCTCTAACCTAGGGGTCCAACTAGTCAAGGAGGTGGCATCGCGCACCAATGATGTAGCTGGCGACGGCACCACCACCGCGACCGTCCTCTCACAGGCACTCTACTCGGAGGGTTTTAGGTTGATAGAAACTGGATTCGATCCCGTGGAGATAAAGCGCGGAATGGATATCGCCTGTCAGGAGGTGATCACATCGCTTCGTGAGTCATCAATTGTTATTTCAGAGAACGAGGAGATTCGCCAGGTAGCCACAGTTTCCGCAAATGGTGAGACAGAAGTGGGAAAGATTATTGCTCAGGCAGTTAGCGAAGTTGGCAGAGATGGAGCTATCACTGTCGAGGAAGCCAAGGGATTTAACAGCTCCCTGGAGGTTGTCGAGGGAATGCGCCTGGAGCGTGGTTTTGTCTCGCCGTACTTTGTGACAAATTCAGAGAGGATGGTGGCAGAACTGACAGATGCCGTGGTATTTATCAGCGACCTTCGACTTCGCGCTGCCGACGATATCATGCCTGTCCTGGAGAAGGTCCATCGACTTAAGAAGCCGCTGCTGATAATTGCAGGTGAGATTGAGGACGAGGCGCTTCATCTCTTGACAGTTAATAAGATGCAGGGCGTCCTTAGTGTCTGTGCTATTAGGGCACCCGGTTTTGGGGAGTCTAGATTGGCGTACCTGGGAGACATTGCTGTTTTGACAGGTGGTTCAGTCGTCTCTGCTGCGTCCGGAATTGATGTCAAGACAGTCACTGAGGATCACTTTGGAAATGCCAAGAGGGTGATTGTGGGGAGGTCTAGCACAACCCTAGTTGATGCAGCTGGTACTACCGATGAGATTACAGGCAGGGTATCAGACATAAAGGCACAATTAGATGATGTTACGGTACTTGATAATGAGCAGGCGATTCTTAAGGACAGGTTAGCGCGATTGTCTGGCGGTGTAGCCATTATTAAGGTTGGTGGGTCGACTGAGGTTGAGCTGCGTGAGCGAAAGGACAGGGTCGACGATGCGCTGAATGCGACACAGGCCGCCATCGATGAGGGTATTGTTCCAGGCGGCGGAATTGCACTGGTCAGGTCATCTGCCTGCCTGAAGGCACTCGCCAAGAAACACACCGGAGCTGTCAGGGCAGGAATTGAAGTGGTCAGGACCGCATGTCTGGCACCAATAACCCAGATTGCTAAGAACGCAGGCCAGGAGCCTGTTATTATTCTGTCCAAGGTTAGTCGACTGAAGGGTAATCTTGGCTACAATGCAGAGACCGGCAAGTTCACTGACATGTTCGATGATGGTATTATTGATCCTGTCAAGGTGACACGATATGCGCTGGAGAACGCTGTGTCAGTCGCAGGCCTTATGCTGACAGTGGACACAGCTATCGTGGAGGATGATCCGTCGGGATAATACTTATCTAGTAGAGTTCTGCGAGGTCACGTGTCAAGCCTAAGAAACATAATACTGTCTACACTGCAAGAGGCAGCTAAAAAGCGTAAAAAATCTAAGTCCAAGGCCAAAAAGACAAAGTCGGCAACCCTGTCAGCCGCCTATGACTCTGACCTTCGTCTCGCCCTTTTCAATCTCAAGCAGAGGAATATTGTCAAGTCTAATGGCAAGTTTCGAAAGAAGGGCGATCACTATTATGCTAGCGTCAAGTACAACGGCTCTAAGGCTGACCTGAAGGATGCTGTAATTAATTTCTACGGAAGATTTGTGAAGGTTGTATGAGATGAGTGATGACATGAATCTCATAATGGAGGGGTGGCGTGAGTTTTTATCCAAGGCTGCTGGAAATTACGAGCCGCAGTGGAGGATGGAGATAAAAAAGCTACTTGTCCCAGGTAAGGGCCTGCCGGTTACACACCAGACCAGTGCTGCGAACCTGCAGGCGATCATGAAGGGCGGCAAAATGAAACGCCACTCTCCGCACAATGTGCTCGATGCAATCTGGTTTACTGTTGGCCATAATGAGAACCGGATGGACTGGACAGGTTTTGACCGGACCGGCGTATTAATCCACGGATACGTTCCCGAGAGCCAGCTTGACAAACTGCATCCCGACGAGTCTGTCTCTAGTAACGATGCTGATGTCCAACGCAAGTACTACGATTCAGGCAAGCACTATAAAGACGCCCTAGTTTCCAGATACTCATCAGGCGCCTCAAGAGAAGTCCTTGGTGCCCCTGTGTACTTGGAGGATGAGTGGAGCACCGATCACTTGGAGACAGTACTTGTGGGAAAGCAGAAGCTGGCAAAGGATGAGCTGGAGGATCCTGCCGCCTTGGCTGTGGCGATTGAGAGAGGTAATGATGATGAGGCTTCGTAATATTATTCTGGCAGTCCTTCAAGAGGGCACTTACTCGAACATAGGTTTTAACGTTGAAGCCTCTGCTGGCATGAATGATACCGGTGAACCGAATATTGAGGTTGAAATTAGGATCGATCGTGACCTTAGTGATGGTGATCGATCCGCGCTTCGCGCTGAGCTGTATGATGCTATTGTCCATGAGATGACGCACCTCGGTCAGGCTGACATGGAAGAGGTTACACATAACCAGTGCGGTCCTGAGTATTTTGCGTGCATGATAGAGACCGAGGCATTCGTGTCTGGATTTCTTGCACGTGCCGAGCTGGAGAAGCGAGATGTTACGAGCATAATAGACAAGTACTTGCAGGACCAGTTGGGAATAGGCAGGCTCAAGCCGGGTCAGGATGCCATTGTCAAGGATGCATGGCTAGAACAGATTCCTAAACTAAACGCCGAGATTGAGTCCTCAAAGAGAAGCCTGGCTATGAAGCTCACAACTAACCTGTTAGAGTTGGTTAATGAAGGAGAGTCTAAAAGCGGTGAGATTGACAGCGGGTACTATGAACATATTGCTGAAGAGCCGGACTTTGAAGACGAAGATATTGATACGCTGCAGGCCAATTATTTTATTGTTGATTATACTATCAAGCATTCAGTCAATTAACAAGTCTTAAGTTTCTGCATATTTATATTAGTATGAAAGGCTAGAATGTCCCCGTGGCCCCTAATACCCATAATTCGACGAAAGCGTCGCCGACAGGAGCGCCAGCAGGTTCCGTTGCCTCCACCCCCACAACCCTATGAGATTGATACGCATAGGACCGGAAGTCATCCCACCTCCCAGGACAATCCTAAACCAGACACGCCCCGACGTGGTGTCGTGATTATTGATATGTGAGTCGCGATGGATACGACAGCTAGCAAGTTAAAGACTATTGATGCCCTTACTCACGTTAATTTAATTCTTTCACTATCCGTTGTCCTTCTGCTCAATATTATAGATGCATTTTTCACGATAATTTTTGTTGATAGACTGGGCTATCAGGAGGCCAATCCTATTGTTGCACCTCTGTTCACCTGGGGTCCGTCAACGTTTTTTGTATGGAAGATAGTGACCGTTTTTGCATGTTGCGTTATAATTTATGCATCATGGACGAAGAGTAAGAAAAAGTGGGTCCAAAAATTTGTAAATGTTTTAATGGTCGTATATGGGATTTTAGCCTTAACACATGCCTGTGTGATGGTTAGACTATTAATGTAACGCCACTATGTTAAATGAGATAGTCATATTTGCTGCTTGGATAGCGGTTGGACATATAATTGCAGCATTGGTCCTGTATTTAAATCACAGGTTTGTCTTTCATGGTCAGCTTGGTCGGCTGCCACTGTTAAAGAATACTAGAAAATTACACACCCTACATCATCAGCACACATTTGATGATCATATTAATGAGTATCTTGTGACGCCGACATGGGGCAAATTATCACTTGGTTCGTTATTTTTCGCATCGGCATTTATAATAACTCCTGGCTTTGCTCTCGGCCTTTTAACGTTTGCACGTGTTTACGGATATCGACACCTAATTACTCACAACGGAGATCGATCAAAATTTGCGTTGCATCATATGCATCATCATCATAGGGCACATGTTAATTTTGCCGGAGTCTATCCGATCTTTGATCGCATCTTTGGCACGCACGAGGACTATAAGGCATGAAAAGAATATTGAGAACTACATATCTGGCCACGGTTATTATGGGAATTTTAGGCGGAATAATGGCGCTTGTTACAAATGATATGTCAGAATTTTGTGCTTGGTTTACCGCTGTAGCCATGGCCGGCGCAGGTTTTATTAAAGAGACGGATGAGGAATAAACTATTGTACATGCACAACATAGTGATTAATATTATCCATGGTTCAATCCGGAGGTAACATGAATCAAGAGACAATTCAAATGATCGCTGATCTTCGCAAGCACCTTGTGCTTCGTTATGAGAAGGTCGACAGACAGAATCCAGCTGCCGTTATGAAGGAGTCAACTTTTGCTGATGAGCTCGAGACGCTGATTAGGAGCGTCGATGATATTTTAAGGCCATACGTTAAGTTCGAGTAATCTCGTGTAATCAACTTAGCTAAGTGGTATTATCTTTATGTAATGCTTGCACTTAGGCTACTTTTTTGTTTTATATGTCCGCCCTTAGCTGTTTTTGACAATGGCTGTCTGACATTTTTAATTATCTTATTCTTGTGGCTGGCTTTCTGGCCACTGGCGACAGGCATATCTGTCGCTGTCGTAATTTTTGACCAGCAGGAAAATAAAAGTTAAAAGTAGCATGAGCGCGTGTAATGCACCGCGTGAAGTGTTAATATAACATATATAAGGAGAAGACCACATTGGCAACAACACTACAAACATATTTTAAACAGCTCTCTAAGGGTAAACTGCTGACCAGGGAACAGGAAGTCGAGCTCTCAAAAAAGATTGAGGAAGGGCATCGACCGTCCAGGGACAGGATGATTGAGTCCAACCTTCGTCTCGTAATTTCAGTCGCTAAGAAATACCAGAATCGAGGCGCCTCTTTAGAGGACCTGATCCAGGAGGGCAACATCGGCCTAATGAAAGCTGTTGATAAGTTTGACTGGCGAAGAGGATGTCGTTTTAGCACCTACGGCTGCTGGTGGATTCGACAGTCTATTACAAGGCACCTAGAGGATATCGGCAGGACTATTCGCGTGCCAGGACACATCACAGGCCTTTATATTAAGATCAAAAGGTTGAATGAGGAGTATGAGCACGAGTTCGGTACGAAGCCTACCGACGAGGAGATTGCTGGGATTCTTGGTGTTACAGTCCGCCAGGTTAAGAATGTAAAGCGGACAAATGTTAGTACCGTATCCATTGATGCAACATTCCCAGGGGGTGATAGTGATTCTCCTAGCTTGCATCGCAAGATTGAGGATGACAGTGCTAAGCAGCCTGATCAGGTTCTCGAGAGGTCAGAGCTGCTGGAACAGGTTAGGGATGTCCTAGGTAGCTTGACAGCGAAGGAGGAGAAGATTATTCGACTTCGCTTTGGCCTTAGCGAGTCCGACTATAATAGTACTGATAAGTTTAAGATGAGTCATGATGATATGATCAATGCGCTCGGCGCACCAGGAGAAAAATAGTGCTGATTCCAACCAACGTTCACCCTCCCGCAATGTTTGCCCATCATAATCACAGAATTGTTAGGGGTAGATTTCCAGATACAGGCGCCGTGAAGTTTATAACCGGACTGGGCATTAGGAAGTTTGTCAGTTTAGGTGTAGGATTTCCAGGTACTCCTGAACGGGCCCTTGGAAAGTCTAACAAGATTGAACTGATTCACTTTCCAATCTCCCCGACCGAGAGCCAGAATGACCAGCGACTGTCGGATATTATTGACTACATTCTGGTCAAGAATTCCGACTCTAAGATCTACATTTATGATGACGACGGTTTTTCATGTACAGGTATTATTTGTGGTATCTTACGCCGCATTGAGGGGTGGGATATTGCCTCGACTATCGAGGAGTGTACCAGGTTTTTTCCTGGTGGACAGTTGAGTCCGGATGCTGTTAGGACTGTTTGCAATTTTAACATTTCAAGGTGGCGATAGGCCCCAAGGAGACAATAATTATGAGTATGCCAAAAGGACACAAGATTAGCGGTGGTTATGCCACTGTTGCCAAGGAATATCAGGGTCATGACTATCGGACTATCTCGGAGATTATGACGAAGGATGGGCACAAGATGAACCATGCTACGGCTCGAAATAAGTTTCTCCAGGTCATGGAAAAGTTTGCCGAAAGAGTTTGTGCAGATAATTATGCTAAAGCAAGCACGAAGGCAGTCGCCAGGAACCCACAGTTTCAGGCGGGAATTTGTGAGATGCTTCAAGGGATTGATGCAGGACGATAGTGATGAAGGCCCTAGGCCAGTCTCAGACTTATTTGAGATCTTAGAATCGCTGGGTGTAAACGCCGCGCTTAGGCTTTGTATCGATGATGATACCTTGGTGGAGCCATTTGTAACTGATGCGATGACTCAATTTGTGAACATTCACGAGTACGCGTTATATGATGATAAATTCGAGCCACCCACAATTGACGACCTCTGCGACATTGTTATTCTAAACATGACACTGTCGGTTGATCCTCGTATTAAAGATACATTTCAGGAGTGGGTTAGTGATGTTATTATGTTGCTCGCTACAGGTGCTATTAATTTGGATGAGTTTATAGACTTTAGTGCGTGAGAGGTAAATGAGCAAGAAAAAGCGCCATAAAAAGGGCGCGGATGTCTTTGATGTTAACGTGATCCGTCGACCTAGAAAGAAAAAAAGGGCATTTCCAAGGATTAAAAATTTTGGTTTTGGACATGATATCGATGATATTGTGGATCCCGATGACCTATTTAATTTTGAGAAGATTAAGAGGAGACCTAAAAAGTGTTGACATGGAATTATTACAAGAGGCGCAAGAAGCTTAACGTAGCCAAGTGGATGCAAAACAACAAGATTACTAGTTATGCGACGTTTAAAAAATACCTGCTTTCAATAGGTGTAGAGCCACCTTCCAAGAGTGAAGCACCGTCGTTTTCGAGGGCAACTCCAGCCAAGAGCGCCCCAATGGTCAAGAAGACACCTGAAGTGATAGCCGACGCCACGCGTAAGGCTGTCGCTAAAAAGACTGCATCGTCGACACCAAAGAAGTCGACCACAGCGCCGAAGAAAACACCTGCAAAGAAGAGGGCTTATACTAAAAAGTCAGATACTTCTAGTTCGAAACCACTAATTAGTGATAGCAGTGGAGTTGAAAATGAAGGCGCTGACACGACACCTTAATGAAGAGGGCTTAACATACCTGCAACACCTTGTTCGAGCTCTTGGGTTTTTAAGGGGCACCCTTTTTGCGTCTGTCGTCCTAACTATACATGCTTTTTTGCCATTCCTATTTGTCAGGACTGGCTCGGTTATTTTGGCCGATTTAAACGAGAAGATGAAAAAGCATTGACATGGACGACGCTACGATTGTCCTCTTTGACATAGACGGCACTCTGACGGAGCCACGACGAAAAATCGGGTCGACGATGATAGATGTCCTGATAGAGCTTTCTGAGGCCTCTCACATCGGGCTGGTGACCGGAAGCCCGGTCTCACTTATTGAGGAGCAGCTGGCACCATTTTTTGAACAAGCACCCAGTTCCGTCACCGAAAATATCGACCTGCTTCCGTGCAACGGTACACAACACTATTACTGGGATGCATCAGAGCAGAAGATTATGATGTCATCATCGGTGTCTATGCGAGACGAGATTGGTGAGACTAGTTTTCAAAAACTGTTGGCAGAGGTCCAGCTGGGCCAGCTTAAATTCGCCACTAAAATTGCGCCTGTCTACAATCTGCCAATGTGCGGTAATTTTGTTGACTATCGAGGATCCCTGCTTAACTGGTGCCCTATTGGAAGGTGTGCAGATTTCGATGATCGAAATCTCTTCATAGAGGCCGATACGCAGCACAATATTCGAACTGGTTTAAAAGTGGGCCTTGAGCTGGCCATGGCTGATGTTGATGGGATTGTGATAAAGTATGGCGGACAGACTAGTTTCGATATATTTCCCGCTGGATGGGATAAGACATTTTGCCTGCGCCACTACAACGACCCGGCCGTTTGGTTTGTGGGTGACAGTTGCACGCCTGGGGGCAATGACTACGAGATATACGAGAAGTATCGAACTGAGGGTAGGTCGTTTATTACATCCAGCCCTGCTGAGACGGTAAAGATAATTCGTGCTAAAATAATCCCTCAGGTTGAGGAATTTTTATTTGGTGCTGATTAATTGGTGTATCGTTGATAATTATTTTATTGGATGGTTTCGATTATGAAAGACCTGTTATTTGAAGAGCGTCAGACGAAAGAGACTGAGCTTCGACTGATCGATTTTGATGTGACACTCGAGCTGGCCAAAAAAGTCAATATATCTGAGACGCTGACTGCAATTAGGATTGCGCAGGGCGTCGCAACAGCGACCCAGCAGGATCCAGCCGATAAAGGTGCTTCAGGACGAGCAAGGCTTAATATTAAAATTAGGTTCGTACCTGATGCTAAGTCGCCTGTCGACCAGGTCCATGAGATTGCTGACACCCTTAAACTGAAGGGTATTCGAACCATAAGGATTGACACTAGGGAAAATGCACCTGTCCTTCGTAAGGGCGGAAAACGATTTGTTATATCAGGACCAGGATAATGTCTGGACCCGATTCCTCGCCATTAGTTCATGATGTGCTAGACCCTGAGATATGGGATGATAGCACTATGCGACGTGGTGCTAGGAAGGCACTTCTTCGCATCGCGGCTGAGTTTTTGATTAGTCTTGGTATCGAAGCCACACCTGAGGATATAACTGTCACGGGAAGTATGGCTAATTTTAACTACACTCCTGAGAGTGACCTAGACCTCCACGTTATAATGGATTATTCTTCAATAGACGAAGATCTAGATCTTGTTAGTCAAATGCTAATGGCCAAGAAGTCGCTGTGGAACCTCAGGCACAATATCACTATCAAGGGTCATGACGTCGAGGTATATCCTCAGGATGCTTCTGAGTTACATCATTCGACAGGTGTCTATAGCGTCCTTCGAGACAAGTGGGTGATCCAGCCGACTCGAACGGAACCAAGTGTCGATCCGGCATCTGTGGTACAGAAAGTGGAGTCTCTCATGGCTCTGATTGATGACACACTTCAGCGTTCAGATAGGGCGATGCACATCACAGGCTTGCGTGAGAAGCTGGCCAATATGAGAAAAACAGGGTTAAGTAATGCAGGCGAGTTTTCCGTGGAGAATTTAGCCTTTAAAGAGCTCAGGCGGAGGGGCTACTTGGATCGCCTCGCCGACACTGAGAGATCCGACAGAGACATATCATTGTCCGTTGCTCAGGAGGGGTATAATATGAAAATACTAAAGAGTGAACTAGCAGCAATTTTAAAGGAAGAGCTTGGTGAGTTGGATAATCCGAGGCATCGAGGTAGTCCAGATCCAGAATCTAGGGCATCCTCCAATTTTGATCCTCCCAATGATCTTATTCTAGGCGCAGACGAGGGCTGTGGCTGTCACGAGCCTACGACAGAGTCACACGATGATGGGAATGACATGGCACGTACCGTGCTTCGTGAGGTCAGTTCGCTATCATCCAAGATTGAGTCCGCTCTGGCGGGTCGAGATGATCTACCGGACTGGGTCGATGTAAAGCTTGCGGCTGCCTTGACACACCTCAATGATATTCACCTGTACCTGCGAGGCGATGCCTGATGAAAAAGAAGTCAGCCAACCAGAAGGAGGTCATGATAAGTTCCAAGAAGGCAAATGGGAGGATTGTGACTGAACGAAAGATTATAAATCCTCGACGTCGGATTGAGGGCGTCCCTATAATCGATGAGGAGTGGGAGAAGTACTTTAACGATCACCAGTACGGCTTTGGTGCCGATGTACAGCGATGCCATGGCATGGACCTTGCAACTGAGGAAAGGCCGATGGGCCCCTGGTACGAAAGGTTACCATGACGGCTATTGTGGTGGTTTCGCTGGTCTTAATGGTCGCGTGGATAATAATTAATGATAGAGGCACTATTGGCAGGAAAGACTAGGATGAGAATAAGAAAGTCCCAGCTTAAGAGTATACTGACTGAGGAGTTGTCTCCTTGGCTGGCCGAACAGACAGAAGGAGGCCTCGGTGAGCAGGTCGCGTTTGGGGATTACACATCTGAGAACTTTGATCTGTGCCCGGGTGCCGTCAAGGCATTTGTCAAGCTTAAGGATGAGATGAGTGAACAGCACCACGTTGACCTAGCTCTTAAGGCCATGCGAGCTGTCGACGAGCTCCTAGGCATTGAGAGGGATGTCCTGGCAGCTGAGACTGCCACGGAAGAGCAGTTCGAGTCGATGGTCGACCTTGCAGGAGAGACCAGAGTTGCTGCCGGGCAACTCGGCGCCGAGATTGGACAGGACCTGGCGTCAGACTTTAAGTTTGTTGGGGGACATCTTATAAAGGTGGCTAAGCTACTTGGGGGTAGTGATGAAAATTAACAAGGGGGCGCTTCGCCACGTAATCGAGACTGTTATTAATGAGGAGACCGGTTCACCCGCCTCTCCCCTAGATCCCAACGGTGACGGTAATCTAACACCGATGGAACTGTTTCACCACTTTGATTTAGACTCCGATGGCCAGGTGTCCATCAAGGACTATGAGGACCATATCAAGTGGCACTGTAAAAATCCAGATGGTGTCCAGCAGGAGCTGGCCATCGAACAGACAGTACCTATGCACCTTCAGGATTCAGGTGTTCATGGCACCGGTGTCTTCGCCTCGACCGATATCCCGGCAGGAACTAACCTTGGGATCTCACACATCGCCGCAGCCAACAGTTATATCCCCACAAATCTTGGAGCATTTCACAATCATAGTGACGAGCCGAATGCGGGCAATGTACTCCGCCGCGGGGTCCGAAGGCTATTCGCCCTTCAGGATATTAATGCTGGTGACGAGATAACAGTAGATTACAGACAACAGCCTGACCTGGAACAGCCAGATAGTTTTTAAGTATTTGCTGTAAAGTCTCACACCTGACGGTATATTAGTCAGGTTGGTAAAGATGACAGTAGACTACGATAAATTTTTTCCCTATGATGAGATGCGGGCCACACAGCGCACCGCTATCGACTCTACACTTGCGGCATTTAACGCCAACAAGCGGTTCGTTATCATAGAGGGCGGGACTGGTGTTGGCAAATCGGCCATTGGAGTCACCATCGCGCGGTACTTTGATAACCAGTTAACGATCCCTGCCGATGGGTATAAGCGCGGGTCATATTTTGTCACGACTCAGAAGCTACTTCAGGATCAGTACACATCGGACTTTGGCGCCCCATCTGGTCAAATGGTCTCGATTAAGTCATCCACTAACTACCAATGTAAGTTTCACAAGGCTAGTAATTGCTCAGAGTCCCAGGCTGCACTTCGTACTGCGCCAAGGGAAGGGAAGTTTTTTAAGACGTGCACCAAGTCATGTCGGTATAAGCTTGCCAAGAAGGATTTCATCGACTCTCCGGAGTCTGTCACCAACTTTCCCTATTTGCTTACCGAATCAAACTACTCAGGAAAGATTACGCCTCGAGAGCTGCTTGTCGTCGATGAGGCACACAATGCTGAGTCTGAGCTGAGCAAGTTCGTCGAGGTCACGGTCTCTGAGCGGTTCTGCAAACAGATGCTTGACATTAACTGGCCAGGAAAGCCGACACAGTTTCAGGCATCCAAGTGGATTAGAAGTGTTTACTTTCCAAAGATCAAACGACAGAGGGACCACATCGAGAAGATGATGGAGAAGTTCACCGACCTAGAGAAGACAATGAAGGAGTTTGGAAAGATAGCTCGTGAGTTTGACCTGCTTCGCGGGCATTGTGACAGATTGGAGACTTTCCTCAGCGTCTATGATGCCAGCAACTGGGTCTTTGAGAATGTCCCGGCGTTTGGTCGGTCCAAGCGCAAGATGACGTTCCGTGCCATTGATATCGCGCCTTTTGCCGAGGCGTACCTCCTCAGACTTGGTCAGCGGGTGCTACTAATGAGCGCTACGATCCTGGACAAGGAGGCATTCTGTCGCTCATTAGGGATTCGACAGTCTGAGGCAGAGTTTATTAGTATTCCCTCTCCTTTTCCAATTGAACACCGTCCGGTCTTTTCCTTAGGGGTTGGCAGTATGAATAAGTCTAATATTGACTCCACGCTGCCTAAGATGACCAAGACTATTCGTGAGTTACTTGGACAGCATCCTGATGAGAAGGGAATAATTCATACTCATACATTTAAGATCGCAAAGGCCATCAAGGCCGAGATTAGGGGAAATTTGGGAAAGAGGCTCCTAATACACACATCAGAAGACCGCGAGGAGGTCCTGAGACGTCATCTGGGGTCATCCGAACCTACTGTCCTATTATCACCATCTATGACTGAAGGGGTTGACTTAAAAGACGACCTGAGTCGCTTTCAGGTAATCTGCAAGGTACCGTATCCGTACTTCGGAGATCCGCTGGTTCGCAAGCGAATGAATAAGTGGTCATGGTGGTATCCCCTCCAGACTGCGAAGACCCTGATCCAGGCAACTGGCCGAAGTATTCGAAATTTCGACGACTATGCCGTCACGTACGTTTTAGACTCCGACTGGATGACATTCTTTGGAAGGGCGACCAGGTTCTTTCCTGCTGACTTTAAGCGGCGAATGCAATGATAGTACTGCCAATTAGCGACCTTCATGTGGATCACATGCAGCCCGGAACATTTGAGGAGATGTTGCGGGCCCTGAACCGCGATGTGGATGTCTTAGTTGTGGCAGGAGACGTCTGTAATTCTGGCACTCGACTTCCTAGTGTGCTAGGGACATTCTGCGAGGAGTTTCAGCATGTAATTTATGTGGCAGGCAATCACGAACACTACAATAATCCTGTTGCTAAACTCCAGGCCACAATTGACGGGATCTCCCAAAAGTACTCCAACTTCTATCACCTTGATAATTCCGCGGTCGAACTATGCGGCGTTAGGTTCGTCGGGTCGACGTTGTGGTTTCCATTCCAGGAGAGCAATAAGAAGTTCGAACGGCCGATGGCTGATTTTGGACAGATACCTGAATTTCGTGACTGGGTGTATGACCAGAACGTCAAGTCCCAGGCCTACCTTAGGAATACCGTCGTTGAATCTGACGTGGTGATTACGCATTTTCTGCCTAGTCACCGATCGGTGGCACAACAATATATCGCATCACCGTTTAATCGATTTTTTGTCTGCCCGATGGATGACATGATCGAGGAGATTCAGCCTAGGGCATGGATCCACGGCCACACTCACACCTGCTCCTTTTATAATATAGGCGACACGCGTGTCGTCTGCAACCCATTTGGATACGAGAATATTGGCGAGAAGTCCGGGTTTTGCCCGTGGCTTCCGCTGGAGATTGAAATATGAAAAAGACAATCTGCTTTGATGATGTCCTATTAGTTCCACAGTTTTCTGCTATCAAGAGTCGATCGGAGATTGATATCAGTTCCGAGCTTCGACCTGACGCTCTCACTTTGGATGTCCCGATTATATCCAGTCCCATGGACACCGTCACGGAGCACTATATGGCCCGTGCTATGGAGGACATCGGGGGCCTGGGCGTGATTCACAGGTACAATTCAGTGAAACAGCAGGTCGCGATTGTTAAAAAGACTCGTGATATTGGAACAGTTCATGTTGCAGCTGCAATTGGAGTGGGGAGCGCACACTTAGAGCGTGCTACTGCTCTTTACGATGCTGGTGTCCATATTCTGTGCGTTGATATTGCACATGGCCATCATATCCTGATGAAGAAGATGCTTTCCGATCTTCGGGAAATTTTTGGAGACGCCGTTCACATCATGGCAGGCAATGTTGCAACTCTTGACGCATTTAATGACTTGGCCGACTGGGGCGCCGACTCTATTCGTGTTGGCATTGGTGGTGGTAGTATCTGCTCCACCCGCACCCAGACAGGCCACGGCATGCCAACGCTTGAGTCAATTATTAGCTGCGCGTCGTCCGATAGGAATGCCAAGTTAATTGCTGACGGTGGACTGAGGACGTCAGGTGATATTGTCAAGGCTCTCGCTGCCGGCGCTGATTTTGTTATGCTGGGCTCTATGCTGGCTGGGCATGCCGAGACGCCTGGAGACGCTATCTTTGTAAAGGGACAGAAGAGAAAGGTATATCGAGGAATGGCTAGCAAGGACGCTCAGATCGAGTGGCGAGGCCATACGGCCTCCATTGAGGGCGTCTCATCTACGGTTCCATATCGAGGTGGAGTCGCTGAGAAACTGTACGAGATAAAGACGGGAATTAGGAGTGGGCTTTCATACACCGGCGCTCGAGACTTGCGCGAGTTTAGAGCTAAGGCGCGGTTTGTTGAGCAGACATCATCCGGCACCACCGAGGGATTGACTCACATAAATCTCAGATGAGTTCCAGGTCGTGGTATGTATATATCGTTAGGTGTTCGGATGATACCCTCTATACAGGGGTGTCGACGGACATATCTAGAAGAGTTCGTACGCACAATTCAGGTCGTGGTGCCAAATATACAAGGTCCCGTCGACCTGTTAGTATTGTCTACGCAGGTCCTGAGATGACCCAGTCTGCTGCGCTCAGAGAGGAGCGCCGGATAAAGTCACTCTCCAGGAAGAAAAAGTTAATGATTATCAAGGAGTATCTTAGGAGAGATTTAAATGGCAATTGATAAGAATTTTTATAATGAGGCATCAGCCGCTAAGCTTGGATGGGATCCTAGCTGGTTCGGCGCTGAGGAGTTTGACGAGGACCTGGTGAAAGCTGTTAGAAAGTGGCAGCGCGGTATAGGCTTGACTGCAGATGGGCTAGTCGGTCCAATGACATATCGTCGGGTTTGGACAGAACGTGAGTCGAATATTAGCGACGCAGAGGCCATAGCTGTCAGGTCCATGAAGTTGTCCTCCAACAATCACATCGTCCATAATGGCAACTTCTTTCCCATCGATTGGGACTCAGTTGTGCTGTGGGATGAGGAAGGCGGATTGGCGGCTAAGGACGGAAACTATACGTCCTATGCAGGAAAACCAGATCGAAAGCCTAAGTTTTTTGTCAATCACTGGGATGTCTGTCTTTCCGCTAAATCGTGTTCACAGGTCCTTAATAAACGAGGTATATCAATTCATTTCTGCATAGATAATGATGGCACAATCTACCAGCTTCTAGACACTCAGCACACTGCGTGGCATGCCTCAGGTCGAGCCTGGAACCATTCCAGCATCGGCGTCGAGATCAGTAACGCTTACTATCCAAAGTATCAGGACACGTATGTTCGACGAGGATTTAATAGGCGCCCCCTAGTTGAAGGTGCCCAGTGTCACGGCCAATCCATGAAGCCGTTTATGGACTTCTATCCAGTACAACTCCAGGCATTAAAGGCTCTTTGGGTGGCTGTGCATCGCGCCACTGACATACCATTTGAGTGCCCTACTGATGATGACGGCAAGCTCATAACTACTGTCTCTAAGGAGTGCACTAAGAATCGATTTGAGGGATTCGTTAATCATTATAATTTGACGAGAAATAAGATTGACTGCGCAGGTCTTGATTTAGTTGGAATGCTTGCCGATGTGAAGGAGATGACAAAGTGATGAGAGTGACCGCTGCTGAAAAGTACCAGGATATTTTAACCCCAGATGCGCTGGCATTTTTGGAAGCACTGTCGGCGATGTTTACACCCCTACGAAATGATCTTTTAGAAAATCGAGAGAGGATGTCGGAGTGGCGACATGAGTCGGGTACTAATTTGGACTATCCGTTTACCACGGCTGATATTCGTTCGGCGAAATGGACAGTTGCAAAGATTCCAGATGACCTCCAAGATCGCCGGGTTGAGATTACAGGTCCGACTGATCGAAAGATGGTGATAAATGCCCTCAACTCAGGCGCTCAGGCGTTTATGGCTGACTTCGAGGACTCCCTGTCGCCCACGTGGAGTAATGTTATGGAGGGCCAGCAGAATCTTCGTGATGCTGTCAGGCGTGATATAACGTTCGAGCATCCAACTAAGGGAACATATCACTTGAATGATCAGCCCGCAGTACTAATGGTTCGTCCCAGGGGCCTGCATTTAGACGAGTGTAATATTCTGTTTGGTGATGAGCCCATCCCGGCTAGTCTTGTTGATTTTGGCCTCTACTTCTTTCATAATGCGCAGGAGCTCATTGACCGTGATACAGGTCCTTATTTCTATCTTCCTAAGCTGGAGTCAGCGCAGGAAGCTGCCTGGTGGAACCAAGTGTTTAGTTTTGCCCAAAGCTACGTAAAAATTCCTATCGGGACAATCAGGGCGACTGTTCTGATTGAGACCCTCCCGGCAGCTTATCAGATGGAGGAGATACTGTTTGCACTTCGTGAACACTCTGCTGGTCTTAACTGCGGGAGGTGGGACTATATCTTTAGTTATATTAAGACTATCGGCCACGATGAGCAGTACATTTTGCCAGACAGATCAGACGTCACCATGGAGTCACCATTCATGAATGCCTATGTTCGCCGCCTGATCGACACATGTCACCGCAGGGGGGCCCACGCCATGGGGGGTATGGCGGCACAGATCCCGATTAAGGGAGACGAAGAGGCCAATGATCGAGCATTGGGCGCCGTTCGCAAAGATAAGCTTCGAGAGGTGAAGATGGGGCATGACGGCACGTGGGTGGCGCATCCCGCGCTTGTCTCCCTGGCTAGGGATATTTTTGACACTCATATGCCAACGTCGAATCAGATTATGTCGGTGCCACGATTTAATACAACCGTGACAGCAGCGGACCTTCGCGAGCCACCGACAATTGGTAGGCGAACGCCTGCCGGGCTAGTTAAGAATATTGACGTGTCGTTGAGATATATAGAATCATGGTTACGTGGCGCTGGATGTGTTCCATTGTATAATATGATGGAGGACGCTGCCACAGCCGAGATTTCAAGGGCGCAGATTTGGCAGTGGGTTTATCATGGCGTGAACCTCTCGAATGGGGAGCCAGTGACCATGCGACTAGTGGATAATTACATTAAAAATGCGGTGACTGCCATTAAGGAAGAAACAACTGACTTAAGGGATAGTAGGATTGACGATGCGGCCGAGATTCTTCGCGACACCGCACTAACGAGTGACTTTGCGTCGTTCTTAACATTGGATGCGTACGACATGTTGGAACCAAGGCATGACCTACGGGAGACTAGGTAAATTGACAACTGACAGATGGACTGGAATACAGAGGGATTACACCCAGAAGGACGTTGAACGTCTTCGTGGGAGCGTAAGGGTAGAACACACACTTGCACGAAAGGGCGCCGAAAGGTTATGGAGTGCCATGATCAATCCAGACACCGATGCCGTCAGGGCTTTGGGAGCTCTTACAGGCAACCAGGCTGTCCAGCAGGCAAGGGCAGGTCTCCAGGGAATTTACGTAAGCGGCTGGCAAGTCGCTGCCGACAATAACCTGTCAGGCCATATGTATCCGGATCAGAGCCTGTACCCTGCAAACAGCGTTCCCAATGTCGTTAAGAAGATAAATCAGGCCCTTCAGAGAGCTGACCAGGTCGAGAGTTCCGAGGGTGATGTCACCCGTGA